CTAACAGCGATATTGTTGGTGTACGACCAATTCTATCTGCTATATCTTGTATTCGCTAAAATGGGTTGGTTTTTTAAGAGGAATACAAATGAAACTGGACGGGGTGAGCCAGAATGGAAGGATGTAACGTTGTCGCAGCCAGTTACCATGTTTGTGTCGCTAACCCTATTATGGATCTTTATTGTGCTAATTATAGTTTTTACATTTGTGCCGCCATTTGCAATGGCTCCTTATCTGATTACGTCGGCGGGAATACTCCTTTCTATATTAAGCGTACTATCGTACAAGGCAATGGGGGCGCGTTCTAAAAATGTATCGGGTATTGATGTTGTAACGGGGGTGTTTTCGCACTACAAGCAACCGCTCGTATTCATTTATGCGATTGGTGTAATATTAACAGCGTTTTCTGTAATGGGCGCAGTGCCTGGAATTGCCGCCATTGCCGCGGTTCTTGCCATGTATTATGGAACGGACGTGTTTAACCCTGCACCAATAATACCAGTTAAACAAGAAGGATATAGCTTTGAAGGAGGGGGCGCGTCACTCACCCGCAAACTTAAGCAGATGAGTAAAAGTTTCTCTTCGTAATAAATACTTAAAAACAACCCCATTTTAAATAGTATTATGGGGAAAAATAAAAACGCCAACGCCAAGAACAACGCCAATGCAAATGCCAAGTCCAAGTATCCGATGGTAAGTATATGCACACCCACATTTAATCGTCGCCCATTTGTTCCTGCAATGCTTAAATGTTTTGAAACACAAACATACCCAAAGGACCGGATGGAATGGATTATTATTGACGATGGCACAGATAAAATTGAAGAATTGGTTACACATATTCCGCAGGTAAAGTATTTTAAATACGACGAAAAGATGACGCTGGGAAAGAAGCGAAACTTGTTAAACGAAAAGGCATCAGGTGATATTTTGGTGTATATGGACGACGACGATTATTATCCGCCAGACCGCGTGAGCCATGCGGTTGAAATGTTGATGAGTTCACCCAAGGCATTGTGCGCGGGGTCAAGCGCCATGTTCATCTACTTCAAGCACATTAATAAAATGCTGCAATTTGGCCCATATGGGCCGAACCACGCCACCGCAGCAACATTCGCCTTTAAGCGTGCGCTCCTTTCCACGACCCGTTTTGACGAGGCGTCGTCCGTTGCAGAAGAGAAGAAATTTCTGAAGGACTACACGGTTCCGTTTGTTCAGTTAGACCCGAAGAAATCTATCCTTGTGTTTTCCCACAATCACAACTCGTTTGACAAGAAGGAGCTGCTGAAACATGGGCCAAACCCGACTATTCATGAAACGACAGTAACCCCGGCCGAGTTGGTCAAGGATGCGGGTATATTAAAGTTTTTTATGGAGGATATTGATCCTTTATTAGATGCATATGAACCTGGAAGACCGGAACATAAACCCGACGTTACAAAACAGTTGATAGAACTCAGGACACAGAGAGAAAAGATGATGGCTGAGCAGGCAAAAAAGCAGGCCGAATACCAGGAAACTATGAACAAGATGCAAGTTGCGAACAATCCGGCTGCCATACAAAACAAGATGAACGAAATGAGCGGGATAATTCAACATCTTACGGTAGAAAATGGCAAACTCACAGATAAAGTCAAGTATCTGGAGGATAAAATGAAGCAGCTTATCACCGAGCGTATACAGGAAAAGATGAAGGAGCGACAGGCATCCTCCTCTTAATTGCCACTTGCTAAACGCATAAAACGCATAAACACCAAATATACTTAAAGATATTTTCAGTATATTTAGTATCATCAAACAATGGACGACTATTTGGCTTCACTACGAGATTTGGACGTAATTAACGAGACGTTAATGGACGCGAAAGCGGAGGACGTAGGGTTTAACGTAATTAGTCGACGCGACAGCGGAGGAAAGACAAAAAAGGTGGAAATGTATACATCCTCTGGCATTGGTAATTTTATTAGAGACGCAGAAACAGGTGAATATTATAATGAAAAGGTCGGGTCTAAGGACGAGGACCTGTATTTTAAGATATCACTCTCAACGGGGGAGTGCACGAGTAAGAACAATTCGTCCGCCATGTATTTTCAGTCGCCGGCCCACTATATGTCGTGTATGAAGAGCACGGTAAGCCCAGCAAATATTGCGCGATGGGAGGCACGCCGAGATGCGAGAATCGCCGAACTCAAAAAGCCAAAGCCAACCGTGCGAGGATCTCAAATCGCTGTTATTGAGTAAGTCGAATGCGTTTTAATTTCTCAACAGTATATAGCCAAATGAGATGCGCATATACAAAATTCATACGATTGCCTGCGAATGTTGACCCGACTACCTTTAGCTGGACAAAAAATGGATATCCTACGCAAAATTGTCAACTCTGGACAGCAGACAATGTTAATGCAAGCGGCAACATCGTTGAGAGTGCTAATGCCTATGGACTGAGACAGCTGACAATTCGGCTGCCACGTGGCTTTAACCCAAATACACCCGATAATATTTCATGGAATTACAACTCGGCCAATAATATGTGGACCTTAACGCCCAATGTTGACAAATTAATAGACTTTGACCCAACAGACTTTAATTATGGGGGCTCTGGCAGAAGGCGAAGGCGAAGCATAAGAAAACAAAAAGCCAGAACAAGAAAAGTAAGAAGAACAATAACACAAACAAGAATGAGAAGAAATAAAAAATCAAGGAGTCGCAAATAAATAAATCTATATGTAAATATACGTAACGTATTGTATATTTACATTCTTCATTGAACCGATAAATGGTGATAAATATATTAAAATATATATATAAATACAATACCATAAAATACAATAAAATGCCAGAGTGCTCACACGAAATAAAACATCGCGAAATTACATCGCACATGATAACGTCGCATATTCCTATATTATTACCGTGTCTGTGGTGGATATTTGGATACAACTCGGGTACATACGTTTCACATTGTATAGACAAAATAATGGCCGCGGTATTAACGTCATCCATTTTAATATCCGCCATATATCATTATTACTACGAATGCGTGCTGTGCCGCATAGAGACCAGCGTTTTGCAACTAAACACCGCAATACTAAACGTATACATGTGCTATCGTGGCGTGCAATTCCGTTATATTCTTATGGGCGGCGGAGTGTTAATTATATTGCATTCGCAAATAGAACGGTTAAGTAACGGCGATAAAGAAACATATGAAAGAAATCACCCATATTGTCACTATATTGCAGGAGCGTACGTAATGTATTGCGTATACATGATTCATCACACATACGTATTAATTGACGACATAAAAGAGGGAATTCAATAAACCCGGGCTACTCTTCGTCAACCTCAAACTCTTCCTCCTCTTCTTCAAACTCCTTGTCAGCGGTGCCTGCTGCATTTTCCCTAATATATTTTTCAATGTACCTGTAAATACGATTTACGTCAAGCTTGCCGATTTCGTAGTTTTCAAGCAACCCACAAATTTCGCTGTCTTCATAATTATTTCTGAGGTCAATAAAAAACCCAAATAGGTCTCTCTTATCCATGCCCAAACGCTGGCACAGTTTCTGTATAAAAAGCGAATTATTGTACTCAGTAGAATACTTTGTCAGCACCTTGGTAAATCTAACCTCGGCCGGATTATAAGGCTGCTTCTTTTTGAAGTGTTCGTGATACATCTTGTTATTTTTCAGCGTCTTAATAAGCGAACTCATTTCATTGAATTGCCATATTTGCTTTTGGAAGGTGATCCTATCAATATAATCGGCAAAACAAATGTTATCCAGCTGCTTAATGTAAAACGGAATAGAGTCCTTCTTGTCCATCTTCTCAAGCACGTCAATAATATTTTCATGCCACAAAAGCCCGACGCTTGTTCTATCAGTTTCATTCATAATATGATTATGCTCATTAATGCCGTAATAATTATTAATCAATTTATTTGTAATTTTCTTGGTGTCGTCATTATAAGACTTTATTTGCAGGATATTATCAAGCAGCTCGTTATTAAATAAGCTGGGACGGTTATTATACAATTTGTAGATGTTGTTCAATTTCCTCAAGTCTCCTTGGACAAAGGTGCATATTTTGCTCTTCATATCCACTTCAATATCGGGCAGCAACGAGTTGATGATGGTTGTTATCTGCGGAGTTGTGGGCGGCTTAAGTTCTACCGTATTGCAAACCTTCATCAGTTCCTTGATTTTCTTATCAACCTTGTAGTTCCCAATGCATATAATCGGATTGACGGCAATCTCCTCCAGTTTTTGCTTCTTGGTTTTCTTGGGTCGGATAAGCTTAATGAGCATATTTATGCCGCCCTTGTCACCGTTATTCATGCCATCAATTTCATCCATGATGATGGCAATCCTGCGCGCCTTCTTATTAAACAGACTCATAATATTCTTATCCGCCATGTTATGTTTTGTAATTTCCTCTATAACAGTCGTGTTTCTAATATCTCCCGCATCATATGTGATAACGTCGTAATTAAGCTCCTTCAAAATATTGGTGACAAATGTTGTTTTCCCGGTCCCAGGATCCCCGTATACATAAATCCCCTTCTTGAAAAGGATGTTGTTTTTGTTTGCCTCAAAATCATTCAAAATGGCCTTTATATTATCAGCATTCTGGACTCTATTAAGCGAATTATTTATATCCAACTTGTCCATGTTATAGTTATATATTTAAAAGTATTCTTTTTATGTAGATTTTCTCTCAATCCATCTTCTTTTAGACCTTTGAAATGATGAAAGGTGTAAAATACGCATCTCTTTAAGGGGGCGTTGGTGGCGCACAAGGGTTAGCGACGCCATATGTTATTCCGTCCCAGCTGACGCCGCAATTATTCGCCCAGTTATATTTATTGCATGTGCCCTGGGTGCCAGAGAATGTAGGATCATTAAAGTCCATTGTCAAGTGTGCCTCTCCACTGGTTGCCTGACAAGTGCCTAAATCTTTTACATTAATGCATTTGGTATTGTTGCCCGACCCATCAACAACCCAATAATCGGGACAATTAGGAACTACTGGCGGCCACACTGGGTTCTTTGCATGTGATAAAGACAACCCAATAAATATTAGAGCAAGAATTAATACAAAAATAGCAGCATAAAGAACAAATTTTTGAAACCCTTCCATATAAATTTAATAGATATAATTTTTCTATCAGAGTAATATAAATGAATAAAGTGAACAACGGACGTGTGGATATAAAATCTCCTAATACTTCTGCATTATTTCAAATGTATGATAAAATACCAGCAAATCAATGTGTAACATTTAGGAACGCAACCGAGGGGCTCTGGACGGATACTCCACTGTCTCAAGCATTCTTTTCCGAGCAAAACATTCAGATTGTACAAAACGGAATTAGAGCCGGAATCTATCAGATATCAAATGGTCAATACGTCATTGGTCCCCAGGACTGTGACTCCTTGAAAATAATTATGCGAAGCGTGTACCTGCAACACGCTGCAAACCAACCAACGAATATTTCCAATCAAATTTCAGAGCTCAACAAGATAGTGCTTAACTATTGCATTCAACAGGTGTACAGCGAGGCGCAGGGTTATATTCAGTACATCAACGACGCAAGTACCTTAGTGGTTCCTATTGCACACCCGGTTATGGCCAGCCAGAATGACAGGCAATTAGAGTTGAAACCGTGGTTCTAAAAACCGATTACTTTTTTCCTTTATTTTATAATTTATGGTTTATGTTTATTGAATTGTTAATTTGTAATAATTCAATAAATTTTTCACTTTAAGCCTTTATCTTCATTCCGTATTTTGTGGCGACATAATTAACCAGATAATTGTCGTCTGTGCCCCAGTTGGTATAATCCTCGCCGGTTAAATTCAATGTGGATCTGTCAATGATTGCCTTGTTTTCGTCAAAAAAAGTAACCGCTATCATAACGGATTCAAATATTTTCACGTGAACAATATTTACACTGAATGAGTGTCTGTGTCTAACAGTTACAACCTCTAAAGGCTCAATTTGTACAGGCTTGTTATCCATAGCGTATATAGTACCAAAGGAAAAAATTTGATATAATTAGACGACAATTTTACCTTTGTTAATAAGCAATAGTGGGATTGGTTACGCCAACCTTTTGTGCGACGTAATCAAGCAACCAATAGTCATCAACCCAATTTGAATAATCGTCGCCTGTTAACTCTAAATATACTCTATTTAAACGTTTGCCATCTGCACCAAAAAAGACAACTGATATTGTGGCAGCAGATGCAAAAGGCGTAATACTAACAACCATAATGCTGAAGGAGGAATAAAGATTATTTACTGAAAAAGGACTGGCTATTGGGTAGATCGCGCTTTCCATCTTATATATAATGCTAAATGATAAAAATGCAAAAATAAATGTGCAAAAATTATATAATTGGACAAAATTTTTAAATTTGTTACTATTAATCAGTAGGGGGATTGTATACAGTAGCGATATAATTGTTTACATAAGTAACTAAGTAATCGTGATCTTTATACCATTGCAAATAATCTGTGTCAGTTAAATTTAACAAGATTCTATCAACGCGTTTGTCAGTTGAATCAAAAAAAGTAACTGCTATCACAGCAGATGTGAAGAGTTTAATGCTGATAACACTTATAGTGAATTTTGCGCGATCAGTAGACACATATAACGGGTCTATATATATTTGGTTGCTCTCCATCGTATATATACTAACTGATAAAAAACCAACGAATTTATACTAAAATTATACGCTGGTTTTGACAGATTACATGACACGCCCTTACATCAGTCAATGCAATCAATCCTCTATAACAATAGGCCCCTTCTTTGCCAATTTTTTAACTACTCCCTTAGAAACCACCTTCTTCTTTTTATCTTCGCCACTTAGCAGTCTCGCACGGTCCTCCTTATATTCAATATATTGTTCTCTAAGTTTATCCAGTTCAGACTTCCACATTTGATTAACCGTCGTGGTCTTGACAAGTTCCAACTCGGCCTGCTTACTGCCGCGCTCTTTTAATAGCCGGTCTACATTTTCTTCCGTCACGGAATCCATCGGCATCTTCACCAAATATTTGTAGTCGTCATCGCCTTCAATCTTGTCATATCCCTTTTCTTCCAACAAGGATATGACATGTTCTCTCTTTTTCTTTCTCAAATCAATTGTACCATCCAAATTCTCCTTGATATATTTTGCTTTGTTGGATAGTAGGAGCAGATCCTTTTCAAGAGCGTCAATCATAAACGCCCGTCGCGTTCCATACAACTCCAATCGCACCCCGTAATACGAGTCTATAATATCGGAGACCTTGCTGAATTTTTGCAGCTTGTCGTGCGCGTCAAACAGATGCATATTTGTGGTGGTATTTGTCGTATACAACTTCAACAGCTTTTCAAGCCCATTGCACCCATAATCGCCCTTTGCACCCTCAAGCTCCTCCAGCTTTCCCTTCATGAATGTAATCGTAAAGTCAACATTTGTGTCCTTACTCATATCATCATAATCCTTTACAATCGCCGATAGTTTCTTGCCGTCCTTGTCGGCGCCAGGCTCAATAAGCCCCTCAAGCAATTCCTTGAAATCCTCAGTCCAATATCCAACTGGTAATTCGGTAACCTTAATCTTGTCGGCTGCGAGTTTCTCATATACCCCGCGAATCAAGAACTTCTCATCGGACACCTTTGTAACATGTCCAGTAAATCCCTCGTAATGCGGAATAAACTCAATCGCCTGGTCAACAGACGTCAATTTATTCTTCAAATAATCAATGATTTGCAGCGGATTATAACACATAATATCTGTGCTGAAACCCGTACCGATACCCTTGGAACCGTTCACCAAAATCATCGGAATAATCGGCGCATAATAGATCGGTTCAACAAGTAGCCCGTCGTCATTCAAATAAGTGAGAACATTGTCATCTGCTGCAGGATAAATGCTGCGAGTAATCTTACTCAATTGCGTGAATATATATCTTTCAGATGCACTATCCTTTCCGCCCTGAAGTCTCGTGCCGAATTGTCCGTTGGGCATAAGCAGGTTAATGTTGTTTGAACCGACGAAATTCTGCGCCATACCAACAATTGCACCGTTTAAACTGGCCTCGCCATGATGATATCCAGATTGCTCGGAAACATAACCGGAGAACTGCGCCACCTTAATTTCCGTTGTCAGATTCTTTTTGAATGCAGCGAACAGAATCTTTCGCAGACTAATCTTGAGACCGTCCATCAAATTGGGAATGCTTCTGTCGCAGTCGTACTTGGAGAAGTGGATCAACTCTCTGTTGATAAACTCCTCATACGACACGTTTGTCTTTGCAGTATCAAGGTATGCATCACGGTCATAGAACTTCAGCCAGTCCTTTCTGTCGTCCGCGCGCTTTTTATTGAATACCATGTCAATGGCGTCGTCGCTCTGATCGGAATGTTGAAAACCCACAATCTTCTTCTTTTCAAAGTATTCGCGGAATTCCTTGCCCGTGCTTGTACCCAACCCTTTATAATACTTGATTTTCCAACCGTGAATATCGTTTTCATCCTTCCAAGTGTTGAACTCGCCGTTATTGTAAAAGTCCAATTCAACCTGGCCCTTTTTTGCTTTCAATATTGGTGTATTCATGAATCCGATAAAGCCGGGAATACTCGCCAAAGTTGGCCACTCAGATTGGAACAAGTTAATGCCGAGGCCCTTGATATGACTGCCATCCAAATCCTGATCCGTCATGAATAGGACCTTGCCGTAGCGCAGGCATTTATTGACATCATCAATCGTGTCATACTTTTTGCCCGTTTCCAGGCCCAATATCTTTTTTATTTCGGCGATTTCCTTGTTTTCGGAGACCTTCTTTGTGGCCTCACCTCGCACATTGAGAATCTTACCTTTCATAGGATAAACGCCGATAATGTTGCGGTCATCAGACGACAGCCCTGAAATAATACCCGCCTTTGCTGAGTCACCCTCGCAGAAGATAATAATGCAGTTTTGCGACTTGTCAGTTCCGGCCCAGTTGGCGTCGGTTAATTTGGGGATACCGCGCACGGACTTGCTCTTGACGCCATCGGTCTTCTTTGCGGCCTTGTTTTCCTTGACCTCGGTCAACTGCAGCGCAGCATCCATGACGCCCATCTTGGCAATCTTTTCAATAAACTTGTCGCTGACATCGCACTTGGATCCAAACTTGACGGATGGCGTATTCATGTAATCCTTCGTCTGGCTGTCAAACGCAGGGTTTTCAATGTCGCATCTCAAGAATAGAATCAGCTGTTCCTTGATACTGTTCGGGTTGACCTTTACCTTCTTCTTTTTCTCAATAAAGTCAACGAGCTTTCGCGTGATTTGATTCAGAATATATTCAACATGTTTGCCTCCTTTGGCGGTGTGGATGCCGTTCACGAAGGATACTTGCACGAATTCATTCGTTGGTGTTAATGCGACGGCATATGCCCAGCGGTCTCCGCTGTCTTCGTATACGCGAGGCGCTGTGCTCTTTTCGCCAATATACAGGTCAACATATTGCTGGAAATTTTTAATAGGAATTAATCCCTCATTGTATTTCACCTTGAGGCCCTTGTCTGTTATTGCGGAAATGTCGTATACACGCTTCTTGAATAGTGAGATAACGTCGGGAGTTGGGCCAGCAATTCCGAATCTGTGATAGTCGGGCTTAAATGTAATTTTTGTGTACGGCTTATTCTTGCACTTGGTAATTGTAGGCTTGCAAATTTCGTCCAGGTTGTTCTTATATTCTTGAACATACTTGAGTCCGCGAATATGGTCAACCGTTTCTATGCGGCCATAGCTGGACCAGATGAGGACAAGCTTGAAACCAAACCCGTTTTTACCGCCAACAATCTTTTTCTCGTCCTTGTTATAATTTGTAGACGTTCTTAAATGGCCGAACACAAGCTCCGGAATCCAGACGCCGTCTTTTTGTGCGACATCAATGCCGTTGCCGTCATTTATCATGGTAATAGTACCATCGGCTTCAATTGAAACGTCAATGTGTGTAACAGGCAGGGCGTTGTCAGATTTTTCATTAATTATTGTTTGCATTCGGACTACATGATCGCGGCAATTAACAATGCCCTCATCAAACAATTTGAATAGCCCTGGAATAAAATGAATGTTTTTCTCAATAATTCTTTCTCCATCTTCGCTCATAATCCACATATCAGCGTCAATATTTTCAACGGACCCGATGTACGTATCTGGATTGTCCAGGATATGCTGTTTGTCGGTCTTTTGTTGAACATCAAAGAACAATTGTGAAGAGTCGGTTGCGCTCATTTCTGGTGTAGTATGATATATTATTTCGCGCATTTTTGCATTCAATTTTAATTTTTATGGCAAATAAATTAAATTAATCCGACATAATGAAAAATTGACCAAAATAAAATAATCCGAGATATTATTATGTATTCGCAGACACAATTTGCGCCAGGAAAAAGGTCCAATTCGGCGAGAGTTATAAATTATGTAGCCGCATATAATGCGCAAAACCCAAATGCGCGACAGCTTGACTGTGTATGTATACCCGACAAGTATGATAAAAATGCAGTGGGTTCTGATTCTCCATCCATCAAGATTTCAAATAACCGCAGAATTGCGCAGGTGATCAACTATACAAAGGGCGGTAAAACCCATTATGGCAACTTTTATTTAGGACAGCCATTGAATATCAATTATTTAGGGCGTGTTGAAGGAATGCCTGGCGGAAGTGGGAGCCCACCCGTAAACAGATTTTAAGTGCGTATCGAATTAAACGTAGAAGATTATATTTTTTTCTCATTTTATCTTATAATGTCACACGAACAAACTATCGGATCCCGTGCCCAAGTTTGGCACGGAACTGCAAAGAAGACCAGCGGAGGTCTTACCAAGTCTGCCTTGATGATGAACAAGCACGGTCGCATTGTCTCCAAGAGAAAGCACATGACTGCCAAGAAGGAGAAGCGCCTTGTTAAGGCTGGTTTCTTGACCAAGAAGGGCCACTTTGGCTTCGTCAAGCACGGACACAGCTCCAGACGCCGTGGTCGCAAGGCCAGCCGCAAGATGCGCGGTGGTATGGCTTATGGCGGACCCTTGGCCCCCTTGGATTATGTCTTTAAGGGCGAGGGTACTGGCACATCTGGTGTTGATTTGCAGTTTGTTGCAGGTAACGCCGCATAAATAACCAATATACCAATATACCAATATGTCCGTATGCCCATAATTTCACACAATTATAATGTCCAATAATTTATTTACATTATAATTTTAGGCGGATATAATCCAATTTGTCTCTATAAATTTTTCATACACAATGTGGTCTCCCAATTTGTAGTACAAATATTTCTCAAAGTAGCGCTTGCTAACAATAAATTTCAGCGAATTTGAATTGTGAAATTTGTAGTAATAATTATACGCATCGTCAAAGGAAATAAGCGCCAACTTGTGATCGCTGATAATCTGTTCTTTGATATACTTGAACGACTCGTCAATGTCCACGCTCTTATTCCACATTGAGCACGTGACATTTAATACGAATTTGTCCTCTATAATCTCTATTGCCGGGAAGAAGTGTTTCAGAATCTTCAATATATTTTCCTCGCTGATGTTGCCATTAGAAAGCAACTGGTCCGCATTCTGTTTGGCCCATGTTTTGAAGAGAGAATGGAGCTCATCAATTTCAAGCTCGTTGTCAAATAATAGGTCTGTTTCTGGGTTATGCATTGTCACCGTAGTTTCCCAGAACTTGATGAAATCGCTTTGAATTGGCAAATACTTACTTGTAATACCAGTAAACGAATCCGACTCCTCGTCATACGTATATTTTTCCTTGATAATATTCTTTAGAGCGCTGGAGTAAATGACATTTGGCAGATTGCAATTAGACAAGAACTGCTTCCACACGAAGTGCAAGTTTTTCCATTCCATTTTATATTCGGGAGTGGCTTCAATAATGTATTTGCTGCAAAATTCCGCAACTATATTACCTTGGTTTGTATTTTTAAGGTAGTATGAATATGTTTTCAAATCTTCGTCTGACTTGTTATCAATAAATTTATCCGAACTCTCGTAACGGTTGGAATAGTGTGCTGCTACGCAAAGCAAGTCAAGACCGATTTTTTTGAGCATTTCTCTCCATGCCTCGTTGGAATAGTTCTCGTTAATCTTGAGCAACCGACAATTGTCGTATGAGTGGTTCTCGTGGTATTTGGTCATAAAATTGTTCGTTGTATTACTGTTACCAATGGAGGCCAGCGCAACATTGTCCAGTTCATTCAAAAGTTGCTTCATTTTTGCGCTTACTAAAAATATTAATTGCGAGTTTTTCTTTAAAATATTGTCACCAATAACCGTTAGAAAATACTTGGCTGAATTTTTGGTGTTGAAGATGGTGGGGTATAATACATTCAGTACATTTTGAATCGTATCGGTCTCAGGGAGAGAGTTAAACAACGTCCGCTCCTTAATCAACCGAATAATATTCATCTTGGTCTTGTGTTTCCACTGCAAAAGGACGCGATCCTTTGAAATAGTAGAGAGAAGCTTGTGAATTACGTCGTCCTCCTTGACAATTAGGTATTTCTCTCCGTCATACTCATAGAAGAAGTTATTATTGGGTAGATAAAAGTATTTATTTTTGCTGAGAAACACCTGAATAAAGATCTG